CCAAATGCTCGTACACCACATACAGGTACTGAAGTAACCAATCTTGGTTGTCTCTGGTGGAAAACGCTTCCAGAAGGAGTCTCTGAGTCCGGCAAAGATATGGTCTTGCGTAATGAGCCGAGAGATCCTGTAAGTGGCTAGGGCTAGAATAATAAAGTCAAGCGTTGACACTTTAAGACCCTTCTGAGATGGACATTGACCCGCCAGGAAACCAATTCTTCAGGCGCGAGCCACATCCACAGGCGCGATCTTTCTGGACAACAATGATTCTGTTGGATTTTGTAATAAATCTGTATATCTTTGAGTCGTCTTTGGTTAGTTGGATGTATTCTTCCTTGAAGTAAGTGATCGGACCGTCAGATCCGTCAACTCCAATGATGATAAAGCCGTTAGATGCGATGACTCGGGCCTTAGGTGCAGCGGTAGAACCTGCTGGAGCATAGCCCGCGTTGATTCCTACGGTAATTGGATCTATGTCTGGGTAGGCATTTGAGGCAGTAATGATGACAACTGCCGGAAAAATGTCTAGATTTCGCGCTGGAGTTGACATTTATTGTCTATTCTACTGTTGGTTGACGTGATTTATGTAGTAAGAGAATAAAAACTCTTCCCAGCCGAACATATCCTCTAATACCTTAATCGGGACAATTAAGGGGCTGTTTCTCGTTGAATCTGTCAGAAAACGGTAGAAATCCTCTTCATTTCGTACAACAGTGGAGCTAAATCCTATTTTTGAGGCCTCTATGTCCTTATATCGGAAGGAGAGCGGAATGGGAGGAGTGTTGGCGGCACAAAGACACTGGAAGATCCTGGCTTGAGGATGAGTCTCACGGTCAGGATTGAGCCACAAAACTGCTACTAACTCAGACATTGTTTATATTTCCTATTCCTTTGCTAACTCTACGGAACATTGCACGGGATGAGACCTTTGCGGCGCGAGCAATTGAGTTTACGGGTACTCCTTTGAGGTATAGAGCGGTTGCTAGTTCGGTTAGTTGGTTGTTTGCAATGCGGTAGGGGGAAGAAGATGGAGTTTTCGCGCGGCAGTTACGAGCTAGAGCGGCTAAACGTGCTAATTCTTCGGCCTTGGGCTTGGGTATCTGCGGGGAAATAGAGCGGATATGCACGTTTTTAGGGGTGGGGGTAGGAAGTGGTTTGGTTGTGTCGCTGTAGGGAGCGTTCTTTATTTGGTAGTAGAGGGTTGATTTAGGGCGCGGAGGCGTTAAAGAGGCTCCTATGGACGCTAAAGACCATCCAGCCTCAAACAGTGCCCTTAGGCGGGTCTGCGGATTGGGGTGGGTTTGGAGGTACTGAACCTCTTCATCAGGAAGCATGGTCCTATTGTACAGACTTTTTGCCTATGCTGTTCCGCCTGCTGTGTACTCATTCACTAGAACGGGCGGTGGATCTTGTTTCTGCTTCTGCTCTTGTTCTAAAGCTCCGCAGGTGCATGGCGGGGCTGGTGTCCAGAAGCAGTCATCTGCGTGGCGCATATTTTTGCTTTCTTTAGGTGCTTGCCAAGGTGAGGTGGTAAGTATACTACGGCGGAGAATTGGAACGAAACGGCAAAAAGAGTGAACCTTTTACTATTTTTGGATTTGGCCTGTGAGTCGGCTGTGCATACATTTGGCTGCTGCTCGAATCGTTTCCTACATTATGTCAAGTAACCCTCAACCTCTACCTTAGGTTGAGACTTAGGGTTGCCTAACTCTCAATGTCTACTTGAGGTTGAGACTTGCTATTATCTTTTGCCTATCAAGTGATAGTTATCTATCAAGTGATAGGTCATCTATCTATCAAGTGATAGGTGTCTATCAAGTGATAGGTCAGAGGATTTGGATGTGTGAGGTAGTTCATAGATGTAGATGAAACTTTGTTTTGATTTGGGCTTGACAATGTGTAATCACTCTGAGATGCTTTGGGTGTAAGGAAGACATCAACTAAAGGGAGACGACAATGGATATGCGTGGCTCAGGTATCTACAGCGACACGATTAACCTTGACTTTGTTTGTACTAACAGCGAGTGCGATGAAGATAACCTCAAGTCTGAGGGCTTTGTAGATGATTGGGGTAAGGTCTCAGCGACCTGTAAGTTCTGTGGTCACGACTGTGAGTGGGAGGACTAGATGGTTGGAGGTCAATGACTTCCTAAACTTTCTTCCAGAAACATAGAAACCCTCTACCCGTAAAGGTAGGGGGATTTCTGTATCCGCATATCCGCATAAGTAATGCCTAGCCCTCAAACCTCTGAGGGACTAGGCACTACCGCTTGGCTTGGCTTTGCTTCTCTAGATCCGCTTACTTCCCTAGGGCAATGACTGCCCCTGATTTCAGGGTGATTACCGCGCGGTCAACCTTGACTTCCTCAACTGCCGCAGATGCTTCTTCTTGTACGGCAACCTCGGCTACAGGCTTGCTCTTACTGTAGGGCTTCTTCACTTCGCGCGCTACAACTTCAGTCACCGCTTCAGCGACAACTTCAGTCACCGCTTCAGGAGCAACTTCTTCTACAACCTCAACCACTTCTTCAGTAGTTTCGGCAACGACTTCTTCTTCGAACGCCATCTTACCGCTTTCTCTTTGCTGGACTGCCATCCACTCAAGGAGGGCTTGTGCCTACTATTCTACCGCTCTACTCTCTTGATGACAGTAGGGCAGATGTTATTGAGGCTGCCCCCAGCGCGACTACTACCGCTAAACCATCCTTGGTATTGAAAGCTACAACCACTGCTGTCACCGCTAACACTGTTGCTAAAACTGCGCTCCATACAATCTTGATCTTCATTACTTACCTTCCTTCTCGCTTCGTCTAACGCTTACTTCATCCGTATTGGGGTGGCACTCACAAGGGCAGACAACTTTCTCCCACACCCCCTGGGTGTGGTAGAAAACCTGGGGACAATAGGTATGAGTACCGTTAGACATACACCAACCACTAAGAAGACCTTGCGAGTTCTCCGACTTCTTTGACAACTTCTTTCACCTCTCCGCTTGGTCGCGTGCGACCAACCAACCTCAACGATGGATCACGGAGAGGAGTTCCCGACATTAGGATCGCTTTCCTTGCTGTTCTGTACGCAACCTCTAGCCTATCGGCAACTGCCTCAACCGAGAGTCCCGACACATAGAGTTCTGTCGCTTCGTTGGAGATTTTTCTACTAAGCATCAGCCAACTCCCACCATCAGTTTCGTTCTGGCAAGTAGTTCATTTGCTTTGGCGATGTCCCGCAAGTTCTCATCCCGCGAGTTCAGCACTTCTCGCACTAACTCAAGCACGCTTTGTTCGTTGGTAAAGTTCTTGACCTTCTTGCCAACCACCTGAGTCCTTCCATCAGGCTTCAGTATGTAACTTACTGCCTGATAGTTTCTAGTGTTCTCCGCAACACCAACACCTGTGGTGGCGATACACATCTCGGAGAGGAGTTGTCTGCTTCCTTCTCCTTCTTCAGATGGTATGAGTTCTACTGTGACTCTAATCACTTGCGCCCTTTCTTATGGGTAGAGGAGTGTTCGGCAGGCTTCAGTCTTCTTGCCTTCCGCTGTCTTACAGATGTCAGGAGTAATCGCGTTGTCAATCGCCCAGATCACGAACAGCACTGCGATAGCAATGAGGATGTTGCGAACAATGCGACCTTTGCGAGTCAATGTCATTTCGTCTCCTTTGTAGGTTCTGCTTACAAAAGAAAGACTACGCACCTTCCTGACATTTGTCAAGTAAGTCAGCGTGTCGTGCCTAAAGCCTAGCCCCGATCCAAGCCACGACTGCCACAGTCACAGCGTTGCCCATCTGCTTGTACCTGGCAGAGTTTGACCCTATGTCAGTCCACTCATCTGGGAAACCTTGGAGACGCTCAGCTTCCGTAGGTGTGAGGCGACGAACCTGGCTGTTCTGTAGGACTGCAGGAAACCTATTCTTCTCAGGCATAGTCTGCCCCTTGGCAAGCACTGCGTCAAGAGTCTGGCTGATTTGCCCACCATCCCACCAGGTTGCAACAGACTGACCTCCCACTGAGTCGAGCGTGTAGCTCGGATCTCCAACAGCTCCAACACCAAAACCGTTCTGATTTTTTTCCAAGCCTTGACCATCTTGGATTGGGACAGCTTCCATCAGAGCTGCTCCTCTGCCTGGAGTTCATCAAGATCGACTGGGGTAGGCGCGTTGTACCTGGAGCCGCAGGCAATACACTCCATGTCTAGAAAGTATGTTGCGATTTCGTAGTCCTGGAACGTAGCTATGATCCTAAACATAATAGAGCCGCAGGCACATTCGTGCGTAATCATTGGTCGATAGTCGACAGCGTGTTCGTATGTAGGCACACAGTCGATGATGTTCTTGAGTTCATTGTCTTCTTCAGGTGATGGCATTACGCAATCCTCCCACCAATCCAGGCGATGACACTTACTGTAACAGCATTGCCCATTTGCCTGTACCTATGCGAGTCAGCTCCCACATCTCCCCAGCCACCAGGAAAACCCTGGAGCTGCTCGCACTCGACAGCTGAAAGTCGTCGAACAAGCAGCGTATTATTTTTTTCCTGCTCGACCGCAACTGCCATCCCAGCACCATTTGCTCGAAGAGTTGGAAAGTTCTTTGTGCTTGGCTGGCAATCAAGTCCCTGGGTGTGGCTAAAACCTATTACCTCAGCCAAGTCGATCACCGATCCACTGGGTAACGTCGACTGTAACTGCGTTTCCAAGCTGCTTGTATCGAGTCGAAGCTGCTGGCTTAGCCGCAACAGCTGTCCATCCGACCGGGAAACCCTGAAGCAGCTCGACTTCTTCCGGGCTAAGCCGCCTGGCGATACCATCTTTTACCATGAAAGGCACGTTGTTGCCGCCAGTTCCCCATCGAGCTGTCGCCGTAGGAGAAACATCTTCGTACTCTCGATGGTCTTCGTTCCTGGTTGCGTCGAAGAGGATCACAGACTGGCTCCAATCCATCTACTTACATTGACTGTCACCGCATTGCCAATCTGGTGGTATCGAACTGTATCTGAGTGTTGTTCAGTCCAGCCTTCAGGAAACCCTTGCATCCGCTCGCACTCAAGAGGTGTGACTCGACGAACTTGGTCAAGAGCCTCTATGAGCGCAAAGACATAAGCATCCTGGGTTGTTCCTCCGCGATGCGAAAGCCCAGCGATGATGGTTGGGAAAGGCTTCTCCACTAGAGTCGAGCCCCAATCCAGGCAATAACATTTGTTGTTACCGCATTGCCCATTTGTTTGTATCGACTTGAGTCAACTGACTTCTCTCCCACCAGGGTCCAGTTGTCCGGGAAACCTTGCAGCCTTTCACATTCGAGCGGCGTGAGGCGGCGAACAATTTTTTCTGGGATCGCCACTGCGTGGCCGCCCCCGGTGTCAAGCGTGAACATCGGACCACCAGCATCTCCATAACCTCGACCCTGGGGTCCAGCTGTGTCACTTCGACCAATTACCGTGTTCTGGATCGGAAAGGTGTCCACGACTATCGCAACCGTCCTTACATCTCCGAGGTCAAACACGTTGAGTGTTGGGTGTACCACACCTTCAACCCAACCTTCGTCGTCGGTGTTTGATTGCGCGCGTCTGGTCTTTATAAACCAACTAGGCATTTGTCTGGTAGTTAATCATGTCTTCAGCTCTTTGAGCTGACAGAGCTGGAGAAACAGGTTCTTCCGGGAAAGTGAATAACTCAAAGTTCCCTACTCGCTCGAACTCGCTGCTTCCGCTTCCTGGACCACCTTCTGCAGAGCTACTCGAAGAGCTTCCGGTAGCAGCTTGCCCCGGCGTTCCGCTCGACGAAGAATCCCCGATGCTGCCTTCGCGCTCAACGAGTACTTCGGGGAAACGCTGGTTTGCAGCACTTGCGACAATGAAGACACGACGGCGACGTTGGGGGACTCCGAAGAACTGCGAATCAAGAACACGCCATTCGATGTTGCTATACCCTGCGTCGGCCAAGCTAGTAAGGACGACTCCGAAATCGCGTCCCTGGTTGCTTGATAAAAGTCCTGGGACATTTTCCAAGATGAGAGTTTTTGCTTTGACGTGCGTCGCGAAAGCAAGTGCGTCGAAGAAAAGTCCAGTTCTTGCTCCAGCCAGCCCAGCCCGCTTGCCCGCAACTGATACATCCTGGCAAGGGAAGCCTCCGCAGACAATGTCGACTCTTCCGATGAGGTCTTGCTCACTAGCCCACTCCTTCGCTGTTACTACATCATTGTGTTTTGGTACATCAGGCCAATGCTTTTCGAGCACGGCAAGACATTTTTTGTCGATCTCAACCTGGCCAACACAGGTGTGCCCGCTTTGTTCGAGGCCGAGATCGAAGCCGCCAACGCCAGCAAATAATGATACGAATGTTCCCATGCCAGGAAGACTATCAGCCGCAGCCAGGAAGTCAACTACGCCGCGCCGGGTGCTGCTTAATTTTTTTCTGAGTATTGGACCACTATGTTTATTGGTTCTCCAGTCCCAGCATCAAGCTTGACAGCTATCTTTATTGCTTCTCTAATGTACTCTTTTGCTTCATCAACCGTAACTCCACGATCAACCATCGCGTGTAGCGCGCCAACTGCGTAACTTGATCCACTCCCAACTCCGTAAATACCCGTAGAGTCCCTGCTCAAGTCATAGTTCTGGGCGATCTCATAGATAACTCCTTCAACGCAGAGCATCACTTCTGACTCCTGTGACCCCTCTTTCCCGTATCCATTGCGCTCGAACTCCTCCTGGATGAGTGGAACTACCTCAGTTGAGATGAATCGATCTAATTTTTTTCCAGAGATACCAGCACTCGACGGCAACTTTACGTTTGCCAGGAGGTTGATCGCTCGAAGATCCCCGGATGCTGCTAGGAGATACTTATCATTTCGGACAATCTTCCCAATTTCCTTAGGCAAAAGATATATTCTACCGCCATCGCTGGTAATCCGCGAGTCTGATCCAAGCACGGCAAAGCCATCTCCCTGGATGGCAGCAATGGTTGTCATTATTTTTTCCTAGTACTCGAACCCAGCGTCTTCGCTGCTCCACAAAACATCCCGCAACCTGGCTTCGTACTTTCCAGCACTCCAACTGTTCGTCTTGTTTGAGATGTCTTCTTCATCTATGAGTTGATCCAGCGAAAGTATTGCCGTGTACCCATCATCCTCAAACATAATAACCAACTTGGTGTCGTCGCTGTCTACATCTTCTACGATGGCAACGACGAAAGGCTCACCCGATGGATTTGGGTGATACTCACTCTGGATGATTTCTAATCTGTTCATACACGAAAGGTTACATCACTCTAGAGGTGTCTATTTTTTCCATAAGAAAACCCCCCACCCGTAAGGGCAGGGGGCTTTCTGGCTTGGGTTAGTAGTTTTCCCTTACCCAAGCAATAACCTGAGTCAGGTCGTCCGCGCTACGCGCAAACTTGAGGAACTCCGCGTCTTCTAGTAGCAGGAACTCATCAACCGAAGTCGCTCCAGCAACAATGTTGACAACAATCCTAAGATTGAGACTTGTTGTTAGTTGTCCTGTATCCATTTTCTACACCTCCCTTGTTGTTGTACCAAGTATCTCACACCATCATACCTATTGTCAAGCACTTACGAAAAGGGTGAGTCGCTGTGCCTCTAGTCCGCGCGCGAAAAGGGACTTGGCTTCCCGGACTCCGTAGCCTTGGTAGGTAATCTTTTCCTGCCAGACGCGCGATCCATCTGTGACATAGGCTGTTAGAACTAACCCGCCACGAACTTTCTGATACTCAATCATCCGAACTCCCTTACTTGCCTAGTACCTAACCCAACATCGGGGAGGCTTCCCCACCTTTCCCGATGCTAGGCAGAACTACTAGGTAAGTCAAGCACACACCTTAGCGTGTCGCGAAAGTAAAGTCCTTGACTAGGGTGATTTGTGCGGGGTAGCAACGCAGGTAGCGATTTCCATCTCCACCAAGTTTGGCTACCCGCATTTGGTTATCGCCATTGGCAGGTCCTGTGACTACAAAGTAGCCTTCACGATTTTCTACCTCAACTACCGAACCAACACAAAAGTTGTTGAAAGCATTTGTGTTTATTTCGTGATGCTTCTTCTTGAGTTCCTCTGCTTCTGGACCTTCAACGCGCGTGATGTGAACGGCATTACACGACCAAGAACCTTTGCCTTCTACATAGACTTTGTAGGGGGTCTTTCCGCGCGTGATCTTGGTGATTACACCAACCAAGTCCCTGTCGTTGATCCGAACAACATCTCCGTATGTAAAGAACATTTCTATCTCCCTTCGCAGACTCCCTGTCTGCTTCTATCGTAAGTGTAT